AAACAGATGCAGGGACCAATCGGGTAATTAATCTGATCCAGCCAGCAATAGACGTGCTGAAGAATCAGGCAGAACTTACGCGACTTGGCAGGCAATACCAGATAGAGGTCAAGTTGAGAGAGTATGGAAGAACTGAAACGCATCCATGCACTTTCGTTTTTAACCCGCAGATCGTAACGCGCAATGGCCGTGCAGGGCATCATTACGCGGTAGGCTCTGTGAACCAGATTTGGGAAGGAGCAATGCGGCGCGCCGGGATTCGCTACCGCAAAGCATACCAGTCCCGCCACACTTACGCATGCTGGTCATTAACTGCTGGGGCCAACCCCAATTTTATAGCCAAGCAAATGGGTCACTCAGATGCCCAGATGGTTTATCGCGTATACGGATCCTGGATGGCCGAAAACAACCAGGACCAGGTGATCATTCTGAACCAGAAATTAGCCGACTTTGCCCCATCAGTGCCCCACGCAATAGGATCTGATGTATAAAGCGGTTAGATTACATTAGGTTAGACAACCTAAACCTGCATGCTCATCATATGACTGTGCATTTTTTATAAACGGTAAAGATCGCCCAAGAGCGCATTAAACATCAGTCGATTGCAGCCGTACAAAATCTCATGCACCTAAGTTCTCCTGACATCGGGAGTCCAAATATGCCCCATCCATGCCCCATTGTCCCATCACACTACCCTGTCATCCTGCAGTGCACTGTTGATGAAGAACGTCACTCGCCCAAGTACTTCCACTTCTTCTGCGGCCTCCCTCTCAATCGCTTCGCCATCATCCGTGATTAATGCCCTTCCCCTGAGTTTCGCAAACTGCGTCCTGCCGCCAGACAAAATCAGCAGAACCTGATTCTGTACCAGCCTGGTGCACGGCTCAATGATTGCATAGCCCGACGATGTTTCGAGGATGCGGCTGGTATTCGTTATGCACATGCTGGCCGGTGAAAATCGCTGCTCTACATAGTCGCCCGCCGGTGAAGGAAATCCCATAATCTGCACTCCTTTTACTGTTTTTATATACAGTAGTTTCAAAGGAGTTGCAGATCAATGCGGCGATACCTATCAATTCATCCAACTGCAATGTGGTGTTGCGCACGCATGCACTATCCTTATCATGAAGTAATCCAACATCAGGAGAGTGTATGGTTATTGCACTGCTTGTAGCCGGCATCCTTGCCGTGGTCATTGCTCTTCTGGTGATCCTGTCAGCTATGCAGGATATTAAAGACGATTACTGAGCCTCCAGTTTCGCCAAGCGTTTTTCCAGTGAATCGAGGCGCTCCCAGCACTGCTGAACTGCTCGCACAGTTGGAGGTATGAATTCGTCATATCCCAGGCTCAGTACATCGCAACCATCATTCACCTTGTGATCCTGATAGCCGCCGAATTCAACCCCAAGTTTTTCGCAAAGCCCCTTAACTTCCTGTGCGATAAACCAGTGATGATAACGCTCCCTTTTCTTGCTCCCATCCCTTGGGATTTTACGCAATCGCGTTTCGAAAACCGGCCTGGCCTCACTGTCAATACCGGTCTGGACCTGATACTCCTCGAAATAGTCGTCGCGCATATCCCAGCGCCCATCTACAGGACGAAGGCCCATGATGAAATCTATGCCGAGAACGGTATCCCTGATATCCGCCTTGTCTCTCTCGTCAGATCTGTTCTGCACCGTGCCGTAAACGTAGGTAGTGGTTGATGCGTCACCCAACTGAACCTGATTATTCCCGGACACCCTGGAGCTGCGCCCAATGCCGGTACTGTTCGAGCCCGCGCCTGTGGCAACAGAACCATCCTGCATAAAGCGCAGAGCGTCGTGCCCAATGGCTGTCATCATCTGTGGCGAGGTCCATCCACTTAGCGCTCGAGCGCCGAATGCAACGTTCCTTGAAGTGTCAGCAACTGCGTCATTGGCATTGCTCATGGCTCCATAACCAAAAACGGAGTTCTCGCTACCGCGGATCATGGCTCCGGCGGCATTACCACCAAAAGCCGTGTTGAATTCTGACTTAGGTCCTGCGGCTGCAGTTGTTCTCCAGTAAAGGGTGGAGCTTCCAGTTGCCGTTCTACTCACAGGGTGGGCAACGGTAAAGCTGTTCGCATTGATAACGGTAGTAACATACGCAGGGCACACGTCGCCCTGGAACGTCTGGCTACCACCATCAAGAAGCCTGATACCAACGATGTCGCCCACAGACGCGCCATGAGCAACTGCGTTGATAGTCAGCACATTACCGGCGTGAGAATACGTGCCGTTGATATTCAGCGTGGTAAGAATGCCGCCATTAAATGCTAGATTTGATTCGGCATTTTGCATGGCCGCAATGCCGAACGCAGAGTTACCACGGCCAATAACAAGGCTCGATAATGTGTTCTGACCAAAGGCAGCATTGAATCCTGTCGTGATTCGGTTAAGCGCTGCATCACCAAATGCACTTACACCATCCGGACCATTGTTCGGCGCCCAGTTCTCGATCACTCCCGACAGGCCAACGGGCGCGTAACCGCCAACCGCATTCGAACCGTAGATAGCAGAATGCGTCCCGTTAACGATGCACTGACCGGCATTTCGCCCAGTGATAACGTTGTGGCTGCCTTCAACTATGAAGCGGCCCGCATTTCCGCCCAGCGCAATGTTCCTGGTGCCTTGCTGTTGACTCTGATCGTAATCCGGCGTGCGCGATTGGACGAAACGTAGAGAGTCTTCGCCAATCGAGATGTTGTCGCGGGAGCAGGTTCCATCACCCTGGGAATTCGGACCAATCGCGATGGCTTTCTTGACCTGTGTCATCTTGCCCATTGCGCCAGCGCCCTGCGCAATGACAGCACCAAATTCCCCTACCTCATAGTCAATCGGCAGTGAAGATAATGCACCGTCACCAAAAGCGATACGACCTGCACCGGTGAGTTGAGTTCCCTGCCAGCGGCCACGCGCTGGACCTGCAGGCAATTGCCAGCTGCCATTGAAGTAACGATTCCAAGTGGGGATAGAGAAAACAGCGTACGTTTTCCCCATTAAGTCGATTTCCTGACCTGACATGGCTGCATCGATAAGCGCAAACACCGCCGTGTCATCAGTGACGCCATCACCTATGGCACCGAAATCCTGAGGGGTAATGCGCTCAGCGTTTTTGTCATGCTGAGTTCTGGAAACAGATCCGGTAAACGGCTGTTTTACGCCGACCATTGCGTCGCCCTGATTCGGGTTAGCCAGAGCATCACGCAGGTCATCTACCTTATTGCTGGCCGCCGCCGGGTCTTCCAGCGATACGTCAGGCCAGTAATACTGCTTCACTCCGCCATTACCAGTGCTGTCATAAACAGCCATGGAATAATTTTGCTTGGTAATAAATTTGACGATCTGGCCGTTATATACCGGGAATCCGCCTGCGTTAATAACTATAGGCTGCGAGACCTGCACCTCTGAACCGTCCTCATTGACGATATAGACTGGAATGCGGTTAGCAGGATTTACCGGGTCGGTATCTGGCAGGCCTATATAAATTTTACCGTTCGCTATCGCCTTAAACTGGCGAGGCATAGAGAACGTATTGGCAGGCATGGATATCAGGTAATTTGACATTTGCTGTGCTCCGGGCGCAAGCCATCCCCACATCGGAGATGCGTTGAGATTTTTGATAACGTACCTAAACGGTACTATTGTGAGTTATTCGGTCGGTTTACGATGCCTGTCCATTAACTGGCGAGGCATCAATGATGTACAGCAAGTACGATGAGGCACAGTTTCACTTGAGGCTTACAAATGAGCTTCACGCGAAAATAAAGCAGCGTGCAAAAATGAATAATCGCTCCATCAATGCAGAGATTGTGGCAACGATGGAAGAATCCCTTTCACGCCCGTCACCAGTGGCTGGGTATCGGGATGAAGCAGAACGCGAGGCGGATATCGCTTCGAAAGAAATTCAGAAATTGGTCTTCGATAAACTGGCAGAGTTTTATCGCCGTGAATAGTCGAAGGGCATAAATCGCCAACTTCAGTGGGCCTCTACTCTTCGATCATGTTAAAGTTAGAAAAACTAAGGAGGTTGGCATGAAGAGAATAATTTTTGGATTTTCTCTTTTAGTTTCTTTCAATTGCTTTGCTAATTTTTATGATGGAAATGACCTAAAAAAATGGTCAATGGCCCTCACAAAATCGAACCTTGGAACCACTGTAACGGCATCAGAGGCGTCAGACGGTAGTATGTTCCAAGGGTATGTTTCTGGGGTATATGAGCTAGGTGAAGGTGAATATTTTTGTACTCCTGATCACACCAGACTCATTCAACTTACCGATGCTGTAACAAATTTTATAAATAAGCACCCTGAGTTAAGGCATCTCCCGGCGGCAAACTTAACTGAGCAAGCTCTCTTAGAAAGCTACCCTTGTAAGAAGTAGCCATCCGTGGCTACATTTTATCTCTTGCAGGATACAAGCAAATTCCTTGATATGGTGCTGCCAGCAAAAGCCATATCAGGATTTGCCGTGGCTACAAATCCTTTATCTCCGGCAGAGGTAAGCACTTCGTAACCTCTTGCACCGCACAAGTCACCTGCTTTAGTTAGGCACATCCCCCACGACCCACCAAGGCCAGAGCAATCAATAGTGAAAGCCTCTCGCCCATCTGGGCCATATGTTTTAGATGATGTTGCGCAGCCGGAAGCAATAAGAACAAATGCCAGAATAGCGAGTTTTTTAAACATAACCTTTCCATGAGTGATGTATTTTCAGATAATTTAACATCGCCTCTGGGAAATGTAAGCCACCTATTAACATAGCCGCCATATGTTTGCAGTTGATTGCGTTAATCGGTGTTGTTCTGTTGAGTCGCTTGGTTAGCCAGTAAAGGTCTCACGGCTACTGCCGCCTGATTCAGCGCTCTTTCATATGCGTGGGTGCCTGCCTTTGTATTGGCAAGCCGGAGAAGCGCATTCCTCACTGGTTTGCTTTCATACACCCGCATCATTAATCCGAAGCCTGATTCTGCAGCAAGAGATTTACCGAGAGTCGCCGCACCTGCACCTAGCCTCATTGGAGTGGCTAGTGCCTGTCCTGTTTGAGTGACAACGCTGGCAGCGTCAGCCCTTCTGGTCATGTCGAGGACATCATTAAGTGCATTCAGCTCCTTCATATGTCGTCCGCTGAACACTGTGTTGAACACCTCGCCGCCAGCCTGCTTCTTCAGTTTGTCCACCTGGGTGAGGAATTTTGCGGGGGAATCGCCAACTGCATCCGAGATCTTGCTGATATAAGCGGCGCGTACTGCATCCCTCCCTCGCTCATCAAGAGCGGGCCAGATACGTTTAATATCTGAAGCGTTCCGACTATAAACAACGCTATTGATCAGCTCCGGGGTCGCCTGACTGGTAGCGTTATTCAGGTTGGTGGCGATCTTCTTGTTCAACACCTTGTTATAGACGTTAGCGTAATCAGAGTTGGCTTTTATGTACCTAGCAGCTTCCTGCGGTCCAAGGCTTTTCGCTACTGAATTACGCAAGTCCCGCGTCATAGCGTTCTCAATCATGTTTGTGGTGGCTTTAGCCTGGTTAGGAAATACCATGGCATCACCCTGCACGTTTGATCGGAAAGCGGTCCGGTGCTGCTTTAGCAGATCGAAATCAATACCATTTCCCTGAGTAAGTTCTCCTTTCAGGTTTTTGAGAGTGTTAAGCAGGTTTTGATCTGCTGATGTACCCAACTTCTCAAGCCTTGCGATGCTCGAATCAATGGCGTTTACCGCATTGGTTGTTTCTACCGGTGCAGATCCCATCTTGCTGGTTATATCTTCCAGCACTGAACCAGCGGCGCTGCGCCTGCCCTGAAGGTTAGTGGTTAGAGATTTAACTACATCATTAGGGTTATATTCCCCAAACCTATCCAGATAGTTGGTAACCAACTGGCTCCGCGTGGCCTGCTGCTCTGCCCGGCGCGTTCCAGTGCCAAGCATTGCACCCTCTCCACCTTGAACAACGCCTTTTGCAAACGCCCCAAGATCTTGAACTGGTACAGCAATATCTGACGTCATAGGGGTAACGCCCATCCCTTCAGCCGTATCGATCAACTGCCGGGCTTCCGGTGCAATTTCACCGCGCAATGCAGTGACCCCGCGCCCTATCCCTTTTGCGACACCAGACAGCAGACCCTGAGCGCCGAGGTTGACCGCAGCATTCTTCGCAACGTTACCAGCAAAGTCACCCTGCTGGTTGGCAGCCTCAGCAACAGAGCCAATAGCCATATTCCCAGCAACGCCAGCACCTGGAATGAGATACCCGCCGATAGCCTCGCCTGCCTGCGCGTATGGGTCAGTCGGGCGATCTACCGGGCGATATACATCATCAAGTACCCGAGGACCACCTAACCCCTGGCTGATAGCGTTAATCAGGCTGGCGCCGCCCTGCAGTACGTCAAACGGGATATTTACCAGACCACGCCCGGCTTGCTCTGCGCTTTGCAGCAGGGATTGATCTTGCTGCTGAGGCGCTTGCTGTGCGGGGGGGGCTTGTTCCTGTGGCGTTTCGGTAGCAGCCTGACCAGCGAAATATTCATCAATAGCATCGCCGATCTGCTCGTTGCTGGTTCCGTCTGGGAAATTGAATGTTTTACCGTTGGCTGTAACTTCCATCATTTCACCGTGAACTGGATGCCTGATTTAGAGGTAAAGCTGCCTACGGCTGGTTGTTGCGCCGCTGGCTGCTGAGTTGCTGACTGACGACCGCTTCCACCGACATTAACCTGATATTGCTGGTTGTAGTCGTCGGTATATTGCTGGATATCACGCACAGATTGCTGCATGGCCTCCGGGCTTGAGTAGTCCACTTGTGGCATACCCTGGAAGTACATCTTCGCCTCTGCAACTGTGTTGATACCTGATGCGCCCATATCCCTTGCGGCTGCGATGCCCTGGTTCTGCATCTTGCCCTGAATGCGCTTAGTCGCATTGTAGAGTTGGCGCTGATCACCGCCGCTCCAGCGACTGCGAACCTCAGCATCCCATGACGGAGTGCCGTTACCGCCAGTGATCCCCGTCATAAAGCCAAGCTGATCAGACGACGCTCCAGAAATGGCATCGAGGTCTTTCTTCATCGCGTAGTTCTGCGCGGTGGCTGCTGATGTTGGAGGCGCTGCAATAGCGCTGGCCGGTACACGAACCATATTCCCGGCGTCATCAATCCCTTCATAGAAAGCATTGGCGCCTGCGCCGTGAAGCTTACCGCCAACATTCACAGTTCGACCGTCTGCCAGTTGCACCACGCGACTACCACTATCGTTTGAGGATGATCTAGACCCAGCGCGCTGATTTACCATGTCCTGACCACGACGGGCCGTTGCGGCGGTAATATCCTGACCGCGAGCGGTAATATCTTGGCCGCGGCGCTGCAATGATTCTCCAGCCTGATTGCTGCGGATTGTCTCATTGAGCTTATCGCGATTGAGAGCTTGCCCTACGATTTTATCCTGCGCAGCAAAGTAATCGTTAGGACCAAGCGCGGCCATGCCGAGGTGATCTGCAAACTCGCCGAACCCCTGCGGATTCTGCTGGTAGGTTTGCGCCACTTCTGCCGGGTCAAGGCCAACCCTCTGCAAATCAGCGGCATTGTTTTGCAACCATGCGCCCATCGCTTCAGGAGAGGCAGCAGCAAGCCGAGCGCCGGCTGCCAGATTGCCAACAGTGTTACGCTGATCATCGTCAACGAACTTCATACCGCTGCGCACAGCTTCAATCTGGTCAGGAAACTGCGCAGCAAGATTGCGCATGGCTGTGCGATCACCAGAGGCATACGCACTCCCATAGGCTTTTTGAAACTCCTGCTGGCGTTCTGCCGCTTGAGCCTGCTTATACATCTGAAGGTTACCAGCCAAACCCTGAAGCCCTTGCAGGCCAACGTTATTTCGCCCAGACCACGCATCTTCATTGTTTTGCCGGATAAACGACAATGCGGCGTTGGCATCAGTGGCTTGAGGCGCGTTTGTGTTATTACCACCAATACCGGCTAGCAGTCCGCCGCCGTTAATTGACTGATTCCAGGTAGCCATGGAGACCTCTTAGAAAAGTGAACCCAGCGCGCCGACACCGGCACCGATAGCAGTGCCCCATCCAGGCATTATGGCAGTGCCCAAGGCAGCACCTGAGGCAGCACCGCCCAGCGCAGATTGCAGCCCAGATGGTCGGTTAGCATTTGCTGCTGCCGCATTGGCCTGCTGCTGATAGAGTTGGCTGGCGTTGTTGGCGTAGGATTGCCCTGCGTTTGCCTGCCCAGTCAGAGCGCCAAGGCCAATATTCGCAAGGTTCTGATAGTTGTTCATCTGGCCGGAAAGCCAGTTCTGTCCGAGTTGCGGGGCGATGGCTGCTAGTTGGTTTCCGGTGGCTGTCGAACCAAGTCCCCCGGTAGCCTGTGCCGAGCGGAGTATCTGCTGCCGGGCCTGGTCAGCCAAACCCTGATATTGCGCCGAGTTTTGGTAATCATTCAGCGCGGAATTCTGACCTTCAAGCGTAGACAGCCCCTGTAGTTGCTGGATGTACTGCTTGGCAAGCGGGGTGAACGGTGCGAGGTTCTGCATGTTCGTCTGCCACATCTGCCGCTGCAGGTCGATTCCCTGCTGAGTGGCTTTTGCCTGGGCCTTTGCACCGCCGTCGCCGCCACCCTTGCAGTAAACAGCGCCGCTGAGGTGCTTATTGGCAATCTGATGAATTAGCATTGGTTAGCTCCTCGTATTTTGAGCGTGGTAATTGATAGAGGGTGACCCCGACAGGCTCTCCGTTGCTGATGTAGGCGTTATCAAGATGGCCTATGCGAGTCGCACCAAGCAGGCGGATAAGCGCGCGGCCGTACTTTGTCGTGTCGGGTACCATCGTGATGCTGTTCAGAAAGGGGGAGTTTTCGAGAAGCCATTTGCAGAATAACCGGTGACCGTTCAGCGCATACTCACCACGGAATCCGGGATCGTAAATTGCGTGACACTCAACAACGCTGTGCCAGAAGTTGCGAACTTCATGGACTCCGACCAGCATCAGGCCTTCATAGATGCCGAGATAGACCGTATCAGGTTTGATGAGGTACGAGTCTCCGCTATCGACGATATTGCCTGTGTTAGATGGGTTGTTGAGGAATTCTGCAAGCTTCACCGGGTTGTCGATGAGCTTGATTTGCATTAGTCGATTAGTCCGTTGGTCCTCATGACCTGTTCAAGCGCCAGTGTTCTCTGCCGCTCTGCGACAAGTGCGGTGGCGATCGCCTGAATCTCTGCCTGGGAATATGCCGCGCTGACAGTGAAAGCCTGATCAGCATTGAAAGCGCCTTTATTCGGGGCGCCAGTTCCAGCCGTCCATCCGGTTTGACGCGGGCCGATTACTTTGACCCCATCTACGGAGAGGAAGCCCTCAACGCTCAGCGATGACATCAAGGTCTGGTCCGCTGTCTCAGACTTCGAAACATAATCAGCCTGGATATCAGAGATATCATCTTCTGCTTGGGTGATTCTGGTGTCATGGTCGGCAAGTTCAGCCTCAATGCTGACCACCTCAGTGAGCAAGTAGTCAACATCGCTTCGCAGCGTGACTATCTTCCCTTCTGCCGTGGTGACGCGGACCTCAATCAGTTGGATGGCGTAGGTGTTGCCTGTGATACGGCCTTCATGGTCTGCCAGTTCGATGTTTTGCTGCGCATTCTCATCCAGTGCGTCCTGCGCTCCTGACCCCGCAGCATTAGCCTTTTTGGCTATATTCGTCATGTCAGTTGCCTGACCGAGAATGTATTGCTGGTAAGCAAGAGACAGGCCAGCAGGAAGAGATGACGCAGAAAGCATCATTGTCCGTATCTGGACGGGTGTATTAAGGTCTGCCATTACTCAACCCTCACCGAACAGCCGGACAGCGTTACCGGGGATTTGGTGATGACACGGATTTTGAAGCCAATGTTTTTCCGCACCCGACCAACCCTGCTCAATAACACTCGTTTGTCGTAAACGAAAGGAGCGTTCTGCTCTATCATCCGCTCCTGACCAAAGTTGATGCCGTCTGCGGTAGCTGACAGGAATAGCCGATCTGCATACTGGGCAACGCCGGTCGAAGATTCTAATTCCAGATCGAACAATCTTGCGTTATCCGCCTTTATCAGGGGAGTAAACAGCAAATGCTCCTGCTGGAGACCATACTGGCTGGAGATATCAAACTGCAGTTCACCTTTCAGCGATGCTGACTTATCACCACAGGTGATAGAGTTGCCTTCGTACATGAAGTCGATAGCCCGGTATACATCGTCACCCAGCCCGGTTTTCAGCACAGACCACTGCGGCCCGTTCTGGCTTGCTGATGCGTCGTAAACCAGGACGTGTCGCGGGAGGTGAACGATTAGCAACTCATGCGAATCAAATCTCAGCGATTCCATTACGCCGGTAGCTAACTCGCTTGCGGTATATCCCCGCAGCACCTTCTCAATATGGGCCGTCGCGATTGGCTTCGCCTGACCAGAATCAACGAGGTAGACAGATGGCGTCCCGGTTGCCGGGTTGCTGATGATTGCGTATGAGTCCAGATAAGGGCATTTGCAGAACATCCCGGCAATGCCTTTTGGGACCATATACGCCGGGTTAGATGCGTAAATAACCCCGGTACGGCCGTCATTACCTGTTAGCGAGAAATACTCAGTCGTCGTCGAACCGAAGCAGACAATGAAGTCTCGCCAGGTGCCAATGCCGATGATCCCGTCAGGCTGAGACTCGGCGCGCATCATAGCTGCGTATTTGTCCGGGTGAACCTCGTCGTCAAGGTCAGAAATAAACCACGAATCGGTTCCAGCCTTAGTCCACGCATAGTTACCGCGGGACTGGCAGATATCACCGGCGCTACCGAGTTCATACTGAGTGTATCCACTCGATACAGGCCAGTTTGCAACAATGCGGACTGTGCCATCATAGCGATACTGAACCACCTGCCCACCGACAACGACTGCCTGGCTCGTTCGGCTATGCGCCATTGGCACCCGACCGGAACCAGCGACATCTCCGACCGCCGAATCACCCCTGTAGAGTCTACCCCCCATAACGCGATATACGGCGTTCTGAGAGGTGTTGAACTGCGCCCCACGAGATGCACCCGCAACGTCCGCGCGCTTCGCTATGCCAGGAAATGAGCGTAAATAACCCGATGCGCCGAGCACCTCCTTCGGTGTCGCCAGAAGATTGACCGGCAGGTAGTCGATGTAGTCGGCGTTTTGGTAGTCTTTACCCGTTCCCTTCATCAGAGGAAGTTGCTGGATCGGCATTGTTCTGCTCTCCCGGGAAGTAATGCCATCCATTCAGAGTGGCGAAACTGTTACCGCTGCCGATCGGCATCCGGTTCGGATAAGGCGCTCGTTTGGCGCGACTGAGAGCCGTGTTTTTGACGAGCAACTCTTTCCCGTTTCGGGCGGTAGTGATGACTTTGGCAGTTGGTTCGATGTGATAATCCGGCGCAATGCGACAGGCAAGGTTAAACACCACAGCACTAACAGCACTGGAGCGCATGCCGTGATTGTCGCCTTCCGCGGGCGGGTTGTCCGGGTCGGTGAACACGTAGCCGGTAATGATGCCTTTCCCGTCCTGGTACCATTCGGCCATCATCGTTTCAAGGTCATCAACGCCGTCCTGCATTGACTGCGGCTCAACGTCGGTGAGCGTGGCATCAGACGCGACGCCCAACTTACGCAGCGCCGCCCTGACGATGTCGCCTTTAGTCGCTATCAGCATTGTCTTCCGCCTTAGGCTTAGGCCCCGGCTTTTTACGTTGTTTCACTTCTGGTTCTGGCTCTGGCTCTGCAAGAGATTCCACCAGGTCATCAGGATGCGCAAACCAGCCGGCATCGAGATACTCCTGCAACTCATCTTCACCGATGATCTCGAAGTCGTAGCCAACACCCTTCCACTTATTCATGTCGCCTTGGCGATACACCATCTGTGTCATGTTCTGCTCCAGAATGAATAAAGGGGCCGAAGCCCCTTAGTGGTTGAGTGATTACGCCTGATCTGCCAGGCCGACACCGATTGACTCAGGCCGGGTTGCGTTAACACCGTACCAGACCGCGATACGGCACAGGCCAGACAGGGTGTTGATGTCGCCCTGCGTCGCGAAGATGCCATTCAGACCCACTTCCGGGATGGAGAATGACTTGGTCTTCATGCCTGCGAACAGTTCGTGGTTAGCCGGGATCGGCTGGCTAACGATACGGATTGCATCATCCGCCCAGAATACGTTGGTACGGGCGTTCACTTTGTTAAGCAGGTTTACGGCCATGCTGTTTGCCAGCGAGGTGTTCACGTTGGCATATGCACGCTGCTCAGGGGACAGAGATGTGTCATCCAGAGCGATCGGCTTAGGCGTAATCTCGACATGCGTACCGTCAATGACACGCACGACAGAGAACGTCGCATCCTGCGCCAGCACGTTTTTAGCCATCTGTCCGAGGAATTTAACGCCGGTGAAGCTGATTTTGTCGCCGCGCTTCAGTCCAGTAGTCGCAGAGAGTGTTACGGTAGCCAGGCGGTTATCAACGTTACGCTTGTTGCCGTCGGCATCCAGATCCCAGGCTACAGGCTTGAACTTCTGAGCGCCGTTAACAGTAAGCCCGGTTGCAGTTGATGCCGGGAGGACTGGCAGTTTAGGAGAGCGCAACACATCATCAAAACCAGCAACCTGGCGCTGAATGCTGCCGTTTCTGTATGCGTCTTCCGGGATGCGACCAAAGATGTCGCGGTTAACCAGATCGTGACCGGCTGCCTTGTAGTCCTTCGGGTTGAAGAAGTAAGACAGGCCGGAATCGCGATTCAGTTCGCGAGAGAACATGATTTCTTCAGCGTCAGCCACGAAATCCCAGCCGCTACCTGCTGCGGTGCCGATAGGGTCATTGCTGGTAACTACCAGAGAACCCATCTCAGCCGCCAGGTTGGCGACTTTCACTTCACAGTTGCTCGCCAGTTTCTTGGCTGCTGCGTTAATGCGGCGGCGATATGCCGTCTCATCACGCAGATCGTCAGCACGCAGTTGGAAGAAGTCGTTATCCGGCTCACCCAGGCTGACAGGAACGTTAAGCTCCAGCAGACCGGTTGATTTACCAGTTAAGTCCCAGCCTTCCTGAGTCGGTGATTCCTGCTCTACAGGCATCCAGATCGTGTTGCTGGAACGCTGCATTTCAGATGCAGGCGGCGTGTACTTACCCGCTTTCTGCGCCATAGGTGTCAGGCTGGTAATAGTGTCAATGATTTCATCCACTGCCAGCGTAACGATTTGACCTTCGTTCAATGCCATTATCGAATTCCTTTAAGTTTTGCCTTGAGCTTGCGATAGGTCTCTACATCGCCCTTGCTTGATGCTGTGTCCATGGCCTTGCGCATAGCTTCGACGTTGGCCGCCGAAACATCGCCAGTGATGGACTGATCTGCAGGAGGAGCGGATGAAACCTGTTGGCCGCGAGGCTTGAGAGTTAAACGTTCTGAGAGTCGAGTGAGTTCAATCAGCGCTGACTGCCCGTCCATTGCCAGTAACTGGCGAGCTTTCTCTGGGTTGGCCCCGAGGTGATACATGAGCGCAGCGGATTTCTCTGGGAAGAGACGCATGATGTCAGTCGCTACCGGTGCCGGAACGATCTGCATGAACGCATCTTCTTTATCCTGGTAATCAGGAATGTTGAGCTTTTCCGCCGCGTCATAGTGCTTACGGGCAGCCTCGACGTATTGTGCTGATTGCTGGGTGTATTCCTGAGTCTTGCGACCCTGCTCTGCGACAGCATTGCTTCGCGCATCCTGAGCCTTGATAAGCCACTCATTATTCGCTTGCTGGAATGCCGCCTGAGCGCGACCACTGTCCCAGCCGTACTTCTCCATGGCTTCATCTGAGAAGAAGTCATTAGCATTCGGCTGAGCGGGTAATTCAGGATTAACCCGTAAGTTCTCCGGTAATTCGCCACGCTTTACTGCTTCCGCCTGCTGCTCAAGCTCACGTTGACGCTTGCGCTCCAGTCGCTTAGCTGCGAAGTGTGCGTTTGTTGCCGGGTCTTGCTTTGGCTTTACCTCATCGTCTTTCAGGACGATCTCGAAGCCTTCTCCATGCCCTGCGTTGTCGTTGGCATTATCGACAACAGAGCCTTCAGCAGATGCCGCTGCTTGATTGCTGGACGTGTTTAAGTCTTCAGTTTCCTGAATATTGATGGTGTCTTGCATGATTAACTCTCTCTTATTGAGGATTCTCGGCTACGCTGCCGGAAGGTGTGTTTTGTCTCTGCGATTGCAGGATGCTGGCGATATCCATGCGCTGTTTATGCGTCTGGTCATCACCTTTGAGAAGTAATTCAGCATTGGCGCGGGCATCATCGCTGCGCTGTTGCTGGAAGGTTGAAACGGTTTTGAGGAACTCTCTAAACTCGGACTGTTTATTGAGATCCATGTTGTTGAAGATTTCTGCGATTTTCGCAGCGTTAAGTTGGTTTTGAGCCTCGACCTTAGCGGCGTCGATTTGCAGTGACAGTGTCTGGTTCTGGGCTTTAGCCAGTTCAGCCTGGCCTTGCAGAAGCACACCCTGAGCCTGAACCATTGCCGGGTCTTGCTGGCCTTGTTTAGCCATCTGCGCCTCAGCAAGCCATTGCTGCTCTTCAGGTGTTTCCGGTTTCTTCGCACCCATCAGAATCAGCTGCTTGTTAGCGTAGTCGCGCATCATCTCGACGCCTTTGCCATCCAGAAGCGTGAAGTATTGCAGTAACAGAAGCTGATATTCAGGAGTGCCTTGTGGCGTCTTGCCTAGCAATTCCAGAATCTCAGAGCGGTTCTGCTGCTTCATCGACTGGAAGGATGGGCCAACGTCGGTGTAGCACTCATAACGGCCCCTGATGTCGTTCAGGACGGTTGTTTCGCCAGTGGTCAGGTCAACCACCTGCTCCATCAACTGCACTTCTTTCTCGCTGCCATCTTCAAGCGTGATGGTAACGGTGCGCGGGATGTCGTAAATGTCGTTGACGATCGACTGGTAAATTTCACCGTCTCGGCGCATCGCTGTTGCGAGATTGTCCTGGAATACGAACGTCTCCAGATCCGAACGCATGTTCAGCTGATTGACCGTCTCGAATGCAACCTGTCCACCATTCACAGCCTCAGCATCCACGCCGAGCGTAGCCACCTCTTTCACTGCTGCAGTAGCGGCCTCAAGCATGTAGGCATTGGCCTGTGGTACAGCTGGCTCCTCCATATACGCAACAGGAGTTGGAGGCAGATCGCCACCATTTTCATCAGTTCTGTTGATCAGGTAGTACGGATAAGCATCAGTGCCGTCGTACATGTGCTCATAACCGGCGATCTGCTCAGGGTAGAAGAATGGCTTCTTCTGCGGGTTGCGAGCCACAATGTCAGCGTTGAATGACATGATCATGTTGCGCAGGCGCTGGCCGTCTTTGGTGCCGCGGACAATGCCCTCATACACCTCTTTGCTTTCGACAAAGCCCCACTCACCGAATACCGGCACGATGGGGATATGCTCGCCTGCAATGAGTTGCCGGTCTTTCAGAATTTCGGTGCAAGTGATGATGGACTTATACACCCGGCAGCGTTCGACCTTACGCTCAGCAACCTTGACCATCCCACGGTCGGCCAGGTCATCGATGACGTTTTTGATATCACGTTTGTAGTACGCCGAAGGAGCACCAGTAATCGGGTCCTGATAGATGTAGACGGTCTCTTTCTTCCGCTCCACTTCGTAAAACTCAGCGACGTGTATGGTGTCCTGAGTCAGCCATGGGAAAACCCAGTCATTCGGACTCTGGAATGACGGGATAATATCCTCATCAAGGCCATGCTCTTCAGCAAAGGCTTTCCAACCATCACGGCTCATCGAGTGGATCAGAGTACAGTGACGAGCGTCAGACTTGTCCATCTGCTTGCTGTTGCTGTCCCACACCACGCTGGAGCATGAGGAGTGAATCGGCTCACGGAGCACAATCTGGTTGTTACTGGTCGGGCTCTGGTCTTCGTATCGAGTGACGCGCCGCCAGTGACCGATGCCGCATTCAATCTGCTCTCGTACAGCGACATTCACCGATATCTTCGACGCGTTATTTTGAGCGTCAGTTCGGTACATGCCCATCAGCGTGTCAGCTGCATCAGGGCTTGCGCCGTCTTTAGGTCGGTAGAGAACATCAATCGGGTTCTGGCGCATCTCTGCGACCAGCTTACGCACTACCGGGCGCACCACGTCGAACTGGCCGCGATACTGCAATGTTGTGTACTGATTAAGCCAGCCATCCCACTGAGAGACTCGGGAGAAGAAGAGATCATTCTTCGCCTCGGTTCTGGCTTCGTCTCCGGCTGTCCAGTCTGCGTCGAACTTGCACAGAATGCTCTCCAGCCTGTTTTCGTTGTCAGCCATTATCGTCCTCTGGAAACTGGTCTAATCGGGGCGGGGATCTTTTTGTCTTTAACAATGCCAATGTCGCCGTATCGCTTAGCAAAGCGGCGCATCATGTAGGCGTATCGGGTAGCATCAAGAAGGTCATCACGAGTTTTAACAATGCGGCCCCGATCATCGCGATGGTAGAAGTTGAACTCCTCGAACCAGTCACGCAGACCAGCAAACACCTTGAAGCGGCCGGTACTCATCAGGTCATGCAACTCAAACAATCCAGGCTCAACCGAGCGGGAGCCATCAGGCCATTGCGCAGCCTCTGGAAGCATTAAAAAGCCTGCATCACTATAATATTCTCGCTGCTGAAGGCCGCTGCCCTTCTCAGTCTGCAATCCATCCTGTGGCCATGCGGTTGGAACCTTATTAGCCCACGACTTTGTCGCGCCCCATGCCTCGGCAGGTGATGTTTTGCTGGCTTTCCACGCTTTGGTTACGTAGAAGGTTTCGCTGTCCATATCGATTGCCAGTTGAACGCGGCTTTGCGGGTGATCCCACCCAAAGTCCATGCCATCAATGACCATGTAGTGCTTAGGTATCGGGAATGGCTCGCAGGTGATCGCATCCTCACTGAAATCGAATATGCGACCGTGACCAAGCATAGGGATACCTTTCGTACGCATGTCTCTTTGGTGTGGTGGGAATGATTCGAGAAGACTTTTCTTTGTCTCTTCGGTCAGGTGAGGAGCATCATCCCAGCCGACATTCATGCAAAATTGTGAGTCTGCTGGAGTATCCAGCAGTTGGATTACTAACTCCGTTCTACCGTTCTCAGGGGTAAAGGTCAGTATGCCTCTACCACCATTGCCGCGGTCACCGGTTGCTGTACGAGTTAGCACCTGAGGGTAGATAGTCGGATCTTCTGGCTCTTCATCGATGTGAAACCAGTCGATGTCATCGCCCATCAGAGCGTGCTGGCCCTGCGTATATGACCAGAACTGTATTTTGCTCAAGTCTCCGCTGCTGTGCCGGATATACGCTGAACGAACGGCGTTTGGCGTGCCTGTCATTGGCTCAGTAGACACAATTTTTTCTGGAGGGATAAGCCCACCGGTAAACTCACCGTTTACCTTCTTGCCGATGATTGCAGCCTGAAGCAGGTCACGACATTTCTCACCGGAGTATCCTAGGCACCACATGAGTGGAGCATGGTCGAAACGGTGGCCAGTCCATTCATCAGGGTATTCACCAAGAAGGTGAACAGCATCAATGTATGTTGCTGTGTCTGTCTTACCCACTCGGTTAGCAGCAATAAGAGCGCATTGGCGGTACTCTGCTGTGGCCGTGATAAACTTGCGCTGCCATTCGTATCTGGTGTCGTAATAGCCACGATAACGGTAAACAAACTCTCTGCGTTTCTTTTCTTCCAGGAGCTTTACCAGCTCAATCTTCTGCTCCCGGCTGAGATTGTGCATTGGTTAACTCCATTAACTTACGGTCCAACTCTTCATCAGACAGATCGGTGATAGTGATTTTCTGCTCATGCTGAATACGGTCACCAAATCGACGCGTTGCAACCTTTGATGCATACCATTTCCGGGCATCAACTTGCAGGCGAGCTTTCGCTACTGCTGCTGATTCTTCTGATGATGCGTCCGCATACATGATGATGTCTTCAGCCATTATTTCTGCCTGAATCTCTCGTGCGCGTGCGTATTGCTCGTGAAACTCAGGATGCTTATGGAGCCACGACAACACTGTCGCCATGTGTGGGATTTCATCTCTCCGGCAAATTGCTCTCAGGCTCTCACCTTCCATTAACAGGTTGCATATCTGCTCGGCTAATTCAGGTGAGTAGACTGTAGGGCGGCCCACTTTCTTTTCTTCGGTCGCCATATCCATTCCCTCTTCAGTTATTATCAAGCGCCCCGGGTGAGACGCTTTGTAATAACTACGCCAGTTCGCCGCCAGCTTTCAGCTTCGTAATGAGGCTGTTCACTTTAGTTACGATGGTGTTCACTGCCGTTTGTGCAGTGGCGATGTCAGTTACCGTCTGCGCAGGGATAGCTGCTTCTGTAGCCTGTTGCAGCACCCCACCCCGTTCAGTGGTGGTTGGTGTTTTATTACCAGCCATTGCGGTTGTTGCGGTCGTGCCGATAGTTGGCGCGAACGTTGTCGGCTTCCCGGTTACTGAACCCCAGGCGATCGGCGTACTGGTTGCTGTGTACTGAGCTTCGAATGTCGATTTGCTCATATACAGCAGTTCGCCATATTGGCTCTGGAAGATGTAGCCACCCACAACCGGCTTGAATGTGGACATGAACAGCGCAGACAGGTATTGGTCTGGATATGGACCGTCGAACTCTGCTATTGCCGAACCATCCACAGCCTGTGTCAGGGTCTTAATTGGTAAGCCTCGAACAAATGCCCCACTGGCATCTGAGTATGTAGGCCATGGTTGGTTGATCATTACTTAGCCCCTTTCTTTGGTTTCTTCTTTCCAGCCTTGTCCATAGCGATGGCGATAGCCTGATCCTTTGGCTTACCGGCTTTGATTTCGGTTGCGATGTTCTGACCGATTACCTTTTTGCTGCGGCCTTTTTTTAATGGCATCGTTAACTCCAGTTATCCGCTATAGGGGTTATTTTTGATTTATCCGCCGTAGGGGATAAGCAATATTCTTGCAATAAAAATCCCCGCTATTGCGAGGCTGAGAATTCTCTATGCTTAAAGTCCAGTGGAGAGACTGTGCCAGAGCCTCATGGACGAGGTTCTTCATTTTGTTGTCTAATTCAGCTTGTGAGCGTTTTTTATCTCCATCACAACCTCACGCTGCATCTTCCTGATTTCATCGCGGTGACGGCGTTCCTGCTTCCAGTAAAGCCAGAAGAACACCCATGTCATTAGCAGAGCAGCAATCGCGCCACCGGATATGATGTTGTAGATGGAGTAAGCACTCATTTGGCTTCCTGCTGGCAGTTAGCTTTCCATGTTTTGTTGTGGGTAAGGATGGCTCGTTTGGTGCGGTCGTCCATTGACAGGATGTCGGCCTCAGTAACGAGGATAGGGCTTACCCATGAGCAGGCCGTATCGACTACCTCAACCCTTGTTGATCCAGTCTGACCGCAACTCGTCGTCAACAGCGCTACCAGGCATACGGGAAACGTTGCTTTTAACATCTGAGGCCTCTTTGCTGACGGTGGCTTGACGCTGGCGGACTGCCCTCTCTGCTTCGAGCTTGATTTCGGTTTCGCGCTCGTTCGCTTTTTGCTCAGCGGTGGACTTACCTTTCGAGTGACCGACGCCAAATGCGGTGGCAGCAATCGTCACCACAGCGAAGAATCCGGCGATCAGCATTTCAATGATGCTCATGGTTTTTCTCCTGGGTTCATACCAGCGTCGATTTGCTGTTCCTTGATATCCTTGTCGCCAGAAAGCTTCTTGGCCCCAAGATACCCGGCGGTGCAGAAACCGAAATACAAGCCAAAAACGACCTCAGACAGCGTTCCCTGATAGGCCTGCCATCCAACAACGCAACTACTCACCAGAAATCCGATAGCAGCCTGGGTGCGACTCAGAGAGATATTCCCTGACATACCGCGGAGCATACTGAGGGCATCCATCAAATCAGCCCCTTGTAAATGTCATAGTTGCCGGATCGCATCACTTCTGCGTGGCGTTGAGCGCGTTCTGGAGTTTGCTTGGCCCACAGGCTGTTGAGCATTCCGCGTGATGCACCGTCGAAGTTACCCTGGGAGATCATCGCCAGAGTGTTTTTGAAACCTGCCAGCCCGGGCACACCCATTTGATAGGCCATGCTAATCAGGACATCCCGGCGTGGGTCATTGCAGCTTTTCAGTGCGCTGATGATTGCCGGACGCAATTGCATCTCAGTAATGGTGTTCTCGACAAACACCTCTTTCCATACATCGCCAACCCGGCGTGGAACGGTGAAGGTGTAATTGGATAACGCTGCGCCTTTAGGGCCGATCTTGATGCCGCCAGCAACGGTTGGGTATCCGAGGGTGTCGCGGTATGGCTTTTCCCGGTAGCCTTCCTCAAAGTTGAGGATCGGAATAATTTGAGTCACTTCTTCTCCTCCTCAACCAGTGGCTTAACTTTGTCGGCTGTCTTTTCTGCTGTTCGCTCAGGCAGGGAGTCCACCTTCACTTTCAACTCACCAACCTGCCTGCCAAGGTTCTCGACTTTCTGATCGCGCTTATCCGCAATCTCTCGATACTCGGCTCGCATCCTGTTGTTTGAGTAGTTGAAGGCAACGGTCAGCACGCTGCACATGGCACAGAACAGAAGAAACATGGCGCCTATCATGAGACGCCCTTTATGGCTCTCAATAAACGCTTTAACTTTCATGGCGATCTTCCTCCAGCTTCGCAAGCATTGAGCTTACCTGGCCCCGGAATTGTTCATCGCCTCCGGTCTGAGTCATTGCTATCAGTATGCGAAGCGAGTTTTTGATAATGCGGATGTCGCTTTCCAGATGGGAAATACGCTGTAGATCCTTTTCTCTTCGCTCTCTCAATTCGTTGTTCTCTTGACGCAGCTCGTCGTTTGCGGCCTTGAGAAGAACAACCTGCTCTTTGTAATGCGTGATTACCTCGCCGCCAGCCCTGTTATTAGTGACGGCTGAAGCAATGACCGCGCTTAATGGCTTCCAGAAAAGCGCGAGCGCACCGCCACCAAATAACACGGCAGCAATGCTTGTGATTAGGCTGTTCTCCATTGGGTATTCCCAGCTGCGCATTGAAAAATAAAAGAGCGCCGTACATCTGGAGATGGGGGTTTCCAACGGCGCTTAAATCGCCCGTAGGCGTTTATGAGGGAATGGCAATATCGGCTCTTCGGCCTAAAAGTCCCAGGTAGCGGGATTCAGATACGGAAAAGCCACCGGCGTTAACCAGTGGCTTTGAATGGTGCATCTATCAGAATCCTTAGGTTCTCAGGCCGAAGATCTAATAGCTGCCAGTGACTCTGATTGCAGACCTCTCAGCCTGCGGTGGTTGGAGTTCCAGGCCTAAGCCGAAGTGACCAACTTGGCGGAATCGATGGTGAGAGCCGCCTCTGTTATCTCACCACCCCGCTCTTTCGCCTTTGACGTCCGAGCATATACTGAATTATGCACTTTCATTTCGCCAAATCAACACTTTCAGATAAATATTTTCTACTTAAGCGGCCTGAAGTTGATTTTCCTTCTCCATTTCGCGCTGTAGTGCATAAAAAAGTTCTGATTCGAATACTTTTTCACACCACACAACGCGGCGACGGCACTGCTGCACATCCACACCGGTTACTTTGCTCATTGCCTGCGCGATATGTTGAGTGCAGTTGCGCTCACAATAACGTTTAATTGCATAATCGCGGACTGGGCTTTCCCGGTGGAACAGCTTCACTATTACCTTTTCAACGAACGCGGCATCATCTGATTCTTTGGCGAGAGCAATGATGTTGCTGGCTGATGATTGAGGGATTACCAGTTCGCGAGCTTTTTTATAAAGCACCTCGCCTCTTAGCGCCCCGCCCTCATCGCTATAAAGCCAATTGACCATTCTCTCGATGTGTCCACCCATATCAGGACTCCAATGGCTGGGGATCATTAAGCGACCTATCACGTTAATGGCACCGGCAGGAGAATCATCACCCCGGTTAATGCGCCCCCATACAGTAAGCATGTAATGCACCCAAGCCCGTTGCTTAGTGGTTATGGTCTTCTTGGGATGCTTCCAGACACGGCGGAAGTGAGCGTCATCGACAAAGTTGACCATGGAGTAAATTGGTGTGAGCTTTCTCATGCGGCTTCCTTAATCGGCTGTTTGGTTTCGGTCTGGCTGTGCTTTGCTACAGGCGGCATCTTGGCGCGCTTAACGCTTTCGGCCTGGTATCGGGCTATCTGGTCGCGGGTCATTGTTGCCGCCTCAATGCTGCCTCAAGGTCAGATTGCGGAATTGCCAGGAGCGCCCTTCGCTGATCGGCTGTGATGTTACGCATGCCCATAAAGACAACGCCTGCCGGGGTCTTTACCGCGGCAACGTGCTTTGAGCGGTACCAGTTCAATAATGCGAGGGTGTTGTGGGTGCTCATGCTGCCTCCTGCTGTTTCAGTTCTTTGAGTTTTGCGCGGTACTCATTGCGAATGCGGATGTAGTCGTCGCGTTTCCATTTCGGTAATTCGTGCGGCCCCATCAGCGCATCAAAGCGGGATTGTCCGATCTTGGTGATAAGCGCTGGTCGATAGGCGATCAGGTTGCCTGACAGATGGTTATTACAGGGGGCACACTGGCGATGGCAGTTGTCTTCGTTGAAGCGCAACTCTGGGTTAGCTCCGGTCGTGCGGAAATGGCCGGCATGATACTGACCATCGTGATGGCGGCCGCAACTGATGCATGGAAGATGCCGATCCCGGTACCGGATAAATTCATTGAACGCTTGCTGCGCCTGCTTTGCGAAGTAACTTAGCGGCTTAACTTCAAGGCGTTTTTTGGCCTGCCGATCCCTACTCTCTTTCTCAGCCAGGTGCTTCTCTCTGATGCGTTTGGCCGCCTCTTTCACCTTCTGCTTTGCTCGCAACTCAAGCGCGTAGATAGCGCCATGGGCCGGGCAGCACCAACGGATATTGTCGTATTGCGGGGTAAACTTCTCTCCGCATACTTTGCACTTGCGGCGGGATGGCTTACGCATGACCTCTCCTTGCTGCCAGGCGCAGCCATTTCTGATCGACGAGACGAGCGGTGTAGCCCTTGAGGGTTGGGATTTCGGATGGCTTGAGTTCCGGCTTGCGCTTATTGCGTGTCCGGACACGGTAGATTTCGTTGGTAATGATGCGAGCGAGAGGACTAGCCACGGGCACCTCCGAAGCGGGAAGCCCATTCCATTGCCAGGCGTGATTCATCGCCCCAGCGGACGTTACGCTCAGCACCAAATGCGTGAATCAGTTCGATAAGGTCGCGCATCTGGCCGACGGTCATTTTGCTGGTTGACTGGCCCAGCACCACGAAGCCATCACCGGCCAGGTTCGGCACGACTTCCTGCTTAACCAGCGCGGCGGTGAAGATATGCTTCCATGACTCAGAGGAGAGCTTGCGGCCATGCCATTCAACCTGGCTGCTGATGTCGCCCAAAATTGCCCAGAGCTTCGCGTTCTGGTCGATGGAGCGGGTCATCTCTTTTATCTCGATGACGACCGGGCGCTTCTCGTCGAGCTGCAGCTGGTTAATCGCGTTGATGGCATTGGCGCGGATGTTGGTGTTACGGAGGAGGAATTGCTGTTTCATACGGCCTCCCTACAGGAAACCGCAGAATGCAGAAAATCGCCGGTGCATTTCTGCATCGGTGACAGGGTATTGGTGTACTCGATGTGTGTCGTCATATCGTCCCCAATATGACGCGCCTGCACCGCCGGTCGTTCACTCCGGCGGCACAGATATTATGGCTGGTTGATAAAGTTTTATCAATGCGAGAAACAGGCCTCCGGAGAGGCCTGATTATTATGTCTGGTGCGTACGCAGCTGCTTGTCGTTACTGGGCATCAGACGCACCTTCCTTTGCCGTATGTCTTTTCCTTCCTGCTAACTTCTACCCCAAACCGTGAAGCATTCCGACCAATGACGGTATTAATTCCAGTCCACCACAGCCGAATATCCGCATCAGGACAAACAGCCCACACTCCACGGCGCAGCCTTTCAGCCATTTCCCTGCTGTGAGCGCGAATCTCTACGATTTCTTTAGCCACACTACACCCCCTTACTCTTGCGCAATTGCTTATCCCGCTCTTCCCACTCTGCAACATGAGGCTCGCACTTAGGGCAGTACGTTGCCGGGCGTGGAGGGTACACCGACAGCTGCATGTACGGGTGTTTGAGACGCGGAGTGTCAGGATGCTTATGGCAGAAGCCATCATCGTTAAATGAACCGATTACTTTCACCGCCTCGTCTGTAATGTCCGCCTTCTTCATGGGTGGCTCGTCTGAGGTGGTTTTGAAATGCGCCTCCTGCTGAGGTGCTGTTGGCAGCGGAATCCAGTGTGCGACGCTATCACTGTAGTGATTCCAAAATGCCTGGCAGCTTCTGTTGCCTTCTGGAACACTCCAGTAGTCATGAGAAACTCTATTGTTAAGTGTTTCATACACCAGGTATTCTATTGACGTATCTTGAATCCTAGGAGGCATCCGCTCACTGCACGGAATCCACCCCTGCACAGGCTCTGCACCCTGAAGCATGGCGGCGCGGAATGCATCCAAAGCAGCCAGCATAAGTGCATCGTAATTTCCTCTCCCTAACTGACCGATGTCGATATCTCCATCCCGCTCACCGATGATGCGCTCAAAGTGGTCAATGAATGCCAGCTCACCATTAACTGCTGAAACTGGGTGAGGCACAACCGCTGGCTGCGGAGGCAGCCTGTAAACCGGCATGGGATTTGCCAGTCTGTCGGCGTGACGAGGCTCGTAAACCATCCCGTGCGCATCTCCATCGGTAAATCCGAATGGCACCGCTGGCTGCGGTAACTGTGGTGCTGCGTAGAGCGGGATGCAATTTGCTTTCTGCCCATCGTCGATGTCATCAGGTAGGCTCACCTGCTCAGTTTCTCTTTCTCCGCCTGGGAAGTAATAAGCCACAGGCTCCTGCTCCATGCTGGCAAGTAACGCCTCTGCCATAATCACAACCTCATCCAGCGTTGCCAGTCTTCCAAACGCCACGTTGCACTGTTTAATTTCTTCCAAGCGTTCTTTGGTCAATTCCATCATTTCAATCCCTCCAGCAGTGGCAGTCGGTAGAGCGGGATGGTGGCGTCGCCAGCTGACCTGTTTAGGGTGCGCAAGAGAAACTCACCTTGCTCTGCACAGATTAGCGTCTCTTCACTGGCGTACATGGATGCATCAGCCGTCAGCGCTGCCAGTGCGATTTCCATAAGTCTTTTTGTCATTTCAGAGCAGAAGCAATGCTCAAGGTTGTAGTGCACCTCTGCAATCAACTGCTCTTTGGTGAATTCAGCCATATCCCTACTCCCCCACCTTAGTGATGATTCCAGCGGCTACCAGTTCTGCGGTGTTGGCATCCTGGATATCAGCGAGAACTAAGCGACCATCACACAGCGCCGCGATGATTTCCTGATACTCCCAGCCGTAGCACATGCTTTCGACATAGACGCGAAGTGGCGGGTAGTCATGCTGCTTGCGGCGGATAAACGCCTCTGCGGCTTCACGGGTAAGGTGAGCGTTGACGTGCTGCCATTCTTTGCGGGTTCCACTTACGGTGTGATTGTCGAGGTCAGCAAGGAGCAGCCACTGCTCATCCTCTTCGCATTCCAGAAAATCGTTTCCCCACATATCCTGGGCCAGGCTGTTCAATTCATCCCGCCCATCTTCGTCGGAGTCGTCCCAATACTCCTGAGGGGATTCCCACTCGCAGTCATCGCAATGAACAACCCTGGCTTCGCAGTACTCGTCAGCCAGGCCGTAAATGGTCGCCTGCTTCTGCACCATGAAGATTGGATCAGCGGTGATGTGGCGGTTAACTCCCTCACCGCGATGGTGATACTTCAACCGTTCGATAAAATCTGCGAATGTTTCTTGCGTCAGTTTTGCGCCGTCTGCGATTGACTTGCTCATGCTGATGCTCTCCCGCCCCTGACAGAAGCCAGGCACTGATTGAATAGGTTGTTAAGAGGGTTGGCGGTACGTGTGGATTTGCTCATGCTTCCCCATATTTTTCTGATAGCTCACCCATTTGCCTGTGGATTTCCGCAAGGTCACATCCTGCGCATCCCAGAGCTTCAGCAATGAGTTCTTCTTGATCGATGGATGGCCCGGACTGCAATATTTGATTGAGCTTCCTGCGTGATACGCCGCAGTGTTTGGCGATGCTGACGAGAGTTATGCCGTTATCTTTCGCCATGGTTCTAACCATCCAGCGGTAATCGCTCCACTCGATCATGCCGGCATCCTCCCCCACACCATCAGAACTCGCTTCATGGCCTCGCTCTGGCGGCACTCCTGGAAAATCACGTTCTCAGACTTGCAGCGCAGGGTTGGCCTTTTCACCTGCTTAGCCAGCGAGTAAACACGTCCACCTTTCGCGCCGCGGTGCTTAAGCTCGCCAGTCTTAACCAGTACCGATATAGCCGTTGATATCTGCTTGTAGGTGACGCCAAGGCCCTGAGCAATCTCCACCGCGCCACGAGGTTGACCATCGGCTAGCAGACCGATAATGCGCGCCGGATAGGTCGAGTTGTTCTCACGGCGCGACATCTGGCAGGTCAGAGCGCCTTTAAGCGCCCGAGCTCGCATCAGGTCAGTGCCGATCGTCACTCGCCACGCCTCGTAGGTTTCCTGATTCTTGAAGTAGCCATATCCGGCCACGCCGATAATCAGGCCAAGCTCTTTCAGGGCCCGCACCTCCCGGTCAACGGCTTTGCCGGAGATGCCGATCAACCGAACCAGGTCGGCGCGTTTGACGGGCTCGTTAGCCCAGATGTGATCGACGATACGTTGTTTTAAGTTGTCCATCATGCAGCCCCCTTCGAACGGTATGAATCCCAGGTGAAAGACAGCGTGCAGCCGCCGCCGTCGCTCATGCGGTCGATTACGCGCTCACCGATGAATGCAGCCAGCTCGTCTTTGGTCTGGTTGCTGATCAGGATGGTGGGTTTCATCCGCTCATACCGGGTGTTGATGATTTCGAACATGATCAGCTTCTCGGCATCGCTGCCGAACTGGACGCCGACCTCGTCGATAATCAGCAGGTCAGGCTTGGTGAAGTAGCGGATCACTTCGTCTTCGGTACGGGAAGAGCCTTTCGACCAGGTGGACTTGTACTCCCGGGCGATTTTCAGCGCGGTAGTGAATACGGCTGAACTCTGATGCTCAGTGATTGCATGCCGGGCAATAGCCAGCGCCAGATGGTTCTTGCCGGTACCGGGCTTGCCACACATCACCAGACCGCCACCCTTTTGCAGGCGCTCAGGCCAGCGGCTGGCGTAAGCCTGGCAGACCTTCAGAGCACGTTTCGCGTCGTCATTCACCGGCTCGTAGTTCTCCAGTGAGCATGATTCGAACCGGGCGGGAATGCTCAGTCCATCAAGTAGCCGCTCGCTTTTTCTTTTGCGAGCGGCTTCGTTGATGCTAATTCTTTCTGCCTGTAGGCGGGCCAACTCCTCTTTCAGGCATTCAGGGCAGCAGCTTGGGCGTGGGGGGATCTTTACGACAGAGTTCAGGAAATGCCTGGTTCTGCACTCAAACGGACCATGCTTTTCGCAGTTCTCGGTGCTGATTGATAGCTCGATATCCTCAAGCTGAACCGGAGGCTGACTCAGCTCGGCAATGCGTTTCTCAAACTGATTTATTTTTTCATCCAGCGTCATGATCAGTCCCTCGCCCATTCTGGGATCTCAGTGGTGCCGTAGTTCTTCGCGGCAAAGTTTTCCGATTGCAGACCATTGGCAACCTTGCGTACCGGTCGCGCTGCAGCCTGCTTGTTCTGATAGCTCAGCTTCTGGCTTGCAGTGATAAACCAGTTCTTTGGCTTCTCATGGGCAAACTCGATATCGAGCTTCTGAAGTTCGTAGTTCAGGTCGATCAGCGGATACAGCTTTGCCCAGGCCTGATGGTCTTTGTGGTTGAGCCTGACGATCTGCCCTTCAAATGCATAGCGGCTTGAGATTTCATGAACATCAGCGCTCTCTTCCTCGACCCCTTCGCAAGTCGCGTCAGCGGCTTGGGTGTTAGAAAGGGAATCAGGATGAGGGATGAGGGAATCAGGAATCAGGTTAAGGGAATCAGCAGGATTTGTTGTGTGCTGTTCCTGTTCAAGCACTGTTCTAGAACTGTTCTTGTCTGGTGCTCCTTTATTTTCAATAACTTGCTGGCTTACAGCATCTTCCTTTTCATCATCTTCATCAGGCTTGCACTGTTCTTGTCCGGTGCTTTCATCGTTCTTTGCTGGTTCTGGTATTTCACTTGCAGCTTCCTTGCAGTGGGGATTTTGGTGCTTCTTCCAGTTATTGATCTGGATGTATTGCTCGTTATTAACCTGATAGCGGTTAATGAATTTATGATTGTGCAGCTGCTGAAGCAGATCATTGCAATCAACATCATCGAACGGGAGCACCATCGCTTTGACCTTCTTCGGGCGATCATCTAATCGGCCTTCTTTGTCAGCTATAGTCCACAGCCCGGCAAAAAGGAGGCGTGCGTATGGAGAGCATTCGGCCAGTTCATCATTTGTGAAAAAGCCAGGTTTGATGTTTCTGGATCGTGCCATTTTTCCACCTTAGATTTGGGTGTGGTTGAGGTCTGTTCCTGATTTTTGTTCAGAATTTGAAGCGAAATATGACTCGTATTGCTGGGTCATTTCCTGCTTTATTCGCTGGGCCTTTCCTTCGGATAGAAGGACCGAATAGCCCTCTCCTGATTGGCGCTTAACCATGCGGCAAGCCATTCTTATAAGGCCTTCAGCAATGGCGAAGTGATCACCGAAAGTTGATATGCCGATATCTTCGAAAAGTTCGCAAAGGTTGAGTTTTCCTAATCTCTGGAAGGTGATCACCTCGCAATTGTCGGCTAGAGATTCAACGCTCGTATCCCTGTTAACCAATCCTTGCTCACCGATTGCGTCGAGGATGGTGCCCAAATCGCACTTGAAGAACTCCCGATTCGGATTGAGGCGATACTCACCAAGCAGCTCATGAATATCCGCTTCATCCTGACGAGGCTGATAGCTGTGAAAAGCATGCTCAACAACGTACGGCATTGGCACGCCAGTGCCTTGCGATACCTCTCTGGCCCTTACCTCGGGAGATGAGGTAGTCATGCCAATCTTGTATATCCCCGGCATCGCTTCGTTGCTTAAAACGTAAACCCAACCGTTTAATGCAAAATCCTCTGGAATTCGCATAGTGATGATGTCTTCAGGGTCAATTTTTAGTACCCCATCGATACGCTTCTCGCGCAGTTCCTGCGCCTTTACTTTGTCAGCAGTGAAAGTCATAATTACTCCTGAATGATTGTGTTGTTGACGTGACACAGTTTCTTAAGCGTCCAGACTGCTACCAACAGCTGGACGTTTTTCATTTGTGAGCGCATTGAGCGCATGATGAAAGGCTCTACTGATAGGGCTGATATCTGATTCCATCCCGAACGAGCACAAGACGGCCGCAATAAAACGCCAGTCTGTCCGGCTTATCTTCGATTCATGACACCCCACCATTTCCGCCAGCCCGCGCTGAGTAACCGCAGACAGATTGATGAGCAGATCCGTTTCAGCACGATCTACGTCCTGACGTGTTGGCTTGCTGTAACTTGCTTTGTCCTTCATTGATAATTCCTTGTGTTGAATAAGTTAATGCGCACCCAATGATGCGTTTTTGTTATCTCCACATGGGCGGAGAGGATGTGCAGCGATGTTAAAGAGCGATGGTGTTTAGTGTTGAATCAGTGCTGTGCCTGGCGGGGGTCGCCGAAGAGCAGCCATTCTGGATCGCACTTAAGCGCACGAGCCAACTCAACCAAATAACGTGGACGCTTTGTTGTCCCTGCCTCGATGGCCTGAAGAGACTGTTGTTTCATACCCGCCAGTTTTGCCAGCTGGTCCTGAGACAGATTCATCTCTTCACGTTTTTGCTTGAGGCGTTGAGAAATTGTTTCCATATCACCTCCACAGTTTTATCTGTATTCTGTGACAGTTATTTCTGTTTGTCAATTACAGTTTTAACTGTGAATATCAAGGCATACAGAGAGAGGGATTTATGAGCCTTGCAGATCGAGTAAAACAAAAAAGAATTGAGCTGGGTTTAACCCAGACTGAAGCGGCTAAACTGGCCGGGATAACGCAGCAGTCATGGCAGAGCGTAGAGACTGGCGATACCCGCAAGCCGCGTAATATAATCGGCATAGCTAAGGCGCTGCGCAGCGACGCTGACTGGCTTATGAACGGCGGCGCATTTATGCCGATAGCCGAAGTGAACAGCAGGAGAGTTCCTTTGATAAGTTACGTGCAGGCGGGTGCGCTTGCGGATAAGAGCCCTATAGAAGCTTTCGATGGTAGCCTTGAATACATTCTGACGGATCTGGATTTGTCAGAGCACAGCTTCGCCCTCCGCATTGAGGGTGACTCCATGGAACCGGATTTTAAGGCCGGTGATGTTATTATCGTTGACCCAGAGGTGGAGCCAGTACCAGGTGAGTTCGTAGTTGCAAAGAACGGTGGCGATCAGGCCACGTTTAAGAAGTACCGCCCCACGTTTACCGACGCTATGGGCTGCCAGCACTTTGAGCTTGTTCCTCTGAATGATGATTACCCTGTCATTAATAGCTCACTACAGCCTTTAGTGATCATCGGTGTAATGATTGAGCACCGTATTTACCGCCGTAAGCGCTAACCCCAATTCCCTCTCCTGAAGAACCGGCTCAAGCCGGTTTTTTTTCGCCCATACAAAAATAAATCTTCCGAAATTACAGGTGCATATGTTTATTGCGACAATAAATACAGTTTTGTCTGTTGACGATAATACAGTTTTATCTGTATCTTTATCTCATCAACAGGAAGCACCACCGAGACACGGAACGAAGTCTCAGCTCTTTAAAATCGATGGGGTAATTTCTCCCGCCCTTGTGGGAGACCAAAGGAAGTTGCTTTGGGGATTGATGACCGAGCCTAAAAGTAACGCAACATGAGGCGTATCTCATGAGCGAATCGGGATGGCGGTAGGCGCTGATACGACGCGAGCCACAACGTCACATTCATCAATCCACCAAAGCAACCACTGGAGGATGTATGACCACTTTAATCGCAACAAACAGCGTTACACGGCGTTATCTGAAACGTGGTGAGCTGATGGCTAAACGACGCGCTGAGGCTGCTCAGAACGCGTCACAGGAAAGAAAACAGGATATGTCACGCGTAGACCGCGCCACTTCGCTCGGTAGCCTTCGTGAAAGCAACACCGGCGGCGCAAGCTGCTTACCAGAAGTCGCTATCTTCGCAGCTGGATACCGCAATTCCAAGCAAGTCACCGCTCGCTGAGGTGGTCCATGAAGAACAGCATCAAGTGCCCGGTATGCGGTCGTGACTTCGATCCACGCACTCCTGTCTGCCACATCAGGAAGTATCACCAGTCAGCGAAGAACTGCGAGCTGGAGAAGATACGCGATGCAAGGCGGCAATATTTCAACGTAACAGTGAATGAGGTCAGGCAATGAATCGTAACGCGTTTTATGCAAATGAGTGCCGTGAGGCGGTCGCTGAATATCGGGCACAGGCGGTCAAGCATCGCTCCCGCTCTTCACTCCGCCGCTGCTATCTGGAACTGGCCTGGAAGAATCGCCGTCAGGCTCGTGAGTACGCATCGTTGGCCGCATAGCGCGGCCTTCACCAGAGGTCATTTACGAGTGGCCTGCGGTGAATAAACAAAGGGGTGATGGTATGGCAATTAGCGGAACAGTGAAAATTAAAAACATCACCGGCTTATCGCCTTGGGGTGATGGATGGAATCGCCACATGGAGGTTGAGGTGGAGGATATGGAAATCGCTGAGGCATTCAAGGCGGGTGAGATTGTTAGCGAGTACCAAGTGGACGACCTGCTGGAAGCCATCGGCGAGGCGGATGTGGCGACATGGCTTTCAGAGCAAGGTTACGAGATTTCAAATGAATAAGGTCGTTAAGGCGGCCTTTTAGCGGGTAACTACAGAGGGTAAGGGTATGTGGGAAGTCGAATACGAGCAAGGCTCATGGGTGGCCTCATGGAATGGGGATTGGCTGCCTAATACATATCAGTCGCGAGAGGAAGCCATGGAGGCTTTGCTCGACCACTTAACAGAGTGGTACGGCGAAAACGAATAGACCCGCTCCGGCGGGTTTTTTATTACCTCATACCCTGTCCACTTCATTGAGGTGGACACGTTATGAGAGCGGCTATCCACCGCAGAAAAATAATGTAAGCGCCCCGGGCGCGAGGTCTTTAAACGTTCAGCGGCCCGGCTTAAGGGCGGAGATGATTATGAGCAAAGCACAGTCAACACCACGCCTGACTGAGCCAGAAATGGCAAAGCTGGCAGTTAAGACGGTTCAGGAATTTGTTAATGCCTGCCACTGCCAAACCGAAGATGACGTCCTGCTGGCGTTAAGTTTCTGGCTGAATGTTGGCATTGATGCAGGTGATCTTGTTCAGCATGGGCGAAAGGTGGTCCTGCAATGATGACAGTCACTCACAAAGGCAAGCAGTACACAGTCACCGAATTAAACGATAACGAGTGGCGTCTTACCTCGGTAGAGAATCCGCGTTTTTCTCTCACGATGGACCGTAAGCAGATGGCTCTGGCCGGGCTACTTGAGCAGATCGAGGGGAAGTCATGATCGGACACTACGGAACCACCCCCATCATTCGCCAGTGTGTTCAGCCTGGCATGATGGCGCTGCGTGAAGGTCGCACCTACCGCGTGTCAGCTGTTATCCATGAACGCAAATGGGTGTACCTGCACACCGACGCCGAAATCATCCGTGTTAACGACCGCGTTATCGACGTTCTGCTCGACGGCACCGGCCATCCAATTCAGCACTGAGGAAATGAGAATGGAAGAGTTCAAGCTTCATGAAGGCGAATGGATTTATATGCCAGCTCGCGGTGAGGTTGTCTGCGTCGGTAAAGGCGTAATAGCAGAGGTGATCGTTACTGGTGATGAGGACGAGACCGGAAGAACGATGGCTGCTGCTCCTGATTTGTTGGCTGCGCTGCAAGATTTCATGTCCGCATCATCCGGCAATACACAGTCATGCGGTCATGATTTCGAGTGCATTTGCAGATTCGACAAAGCTAAGGCAGCAATCGCCAAAGCCCTCGGCAAGTAATCCCCCACCCTATTTCACATCTGGCAGCCAATCGGTGCCGGGTGACGCACGAACTAATTTCAGGAGTAACCATGAACATCACATGCGAGTGCGCAGAGATGCGAACGTCTGTAGGTCAGCGCAACACCATCAGGCTTGAGCTTGAAGATGTGGTGCTGGCCGGCACAGTCGACACCAGAGAGGTGCTTAACCAGCTGGATGGCGCTGTCATCATCGAATGGCTGGCTGAGCAGGGCTACACCATCATCCACCAGGAGCGTGCCGCATGAGTGCTATGGAACGCTGGGATGACGATGCTTTCGTCAGGCTGATGCGTGACGTGATCCCCGATACGCCGGATGACGATGACGAGCCGGTTAACCTGGCTGCGGAACGCCAGAACCCGGTGGTCAGTTGGGCAGAATTTGCGGGAGATTTCACATGAACCTGAATCTGTTAGACGAGCCATTCGCCACTGTTGATATCGAGTGGCGCATTCAGCAAGCCGGAAAGAGCGGTAACAAGATTTGGGCAAAGGTGCTGGCCTACGTCACCAATCGGGCAATCATGAAGCGTCTCGATGAAGTGTGCGGTAAGGCTGGCTGGCGTAACGAATATCGCGACATCCCGAACAATGGCGGGGTTGAATGCGGCATCTCCATTAAGGTGGATGGAGAGTGGATCACCAAATGGGATGCAGCTGAAAACACTCAGGTGGAAGCGGTGAAAGGTGGGCGATCTGGGGCGATGAAACGCGCTGCTGTGCAATGGGGAATCGGGCGTTATCTCTACAACCTGGAGGAAGGATTCGCCATTGTCTCAGCGGAGCGGGCAAATGGATTCCACTATGCCAAATCAAAAGAAGTTGGCGTGTTTTACTGGAAACCCCCTGTCCTGCCAGCCTGGGCATTACCTGCCGGGTCGGTGCATGAGCAGAGCGAACCACAGCCTGAAGAGCAAAAAAGCGAGCCACAGCCACCTCAAAGCGTGGATGCGGACAAGATACTGGCCGCGTTCTCTTCCTACGCCAATAACGAAACGGACATCAAGAAGCTAACTGAGCAATACAGAAAGACCTGGGCGGATCTTAGTGGCTATGTAGAGCACCAGGAAAAATGCAAAGACGTCACTGGCATCAGACGTTCAGAACTTACACAGGCGGCATAAATGGCAAGTAAAGGCGTTAACAAAGTAATACTCGTTGGCAACCTCGGGCAGGATCCTGAGGTTCGTTATCTGCCCAGCGGTGGAGCAGTAGCCAATATCACCCTGGCGACTTCTGAATCGTGGCGCGATAAGGCGACTGGCGAGCAGAAAGAGCAGACTGAATGGCACCGGGTGGTGCTGTTTGGCAAGTTAGCAGAAGTGGCTGGGGGGGAGCTGCGGAAAAGCGCCCCGGGTTATCACGAAGGTTTACATCGAAGGCCAGTTACGTACCCGTAAATGGACGGATCAGTCAGGCACGGAGAAGTACACCACGGAGGTGCTGGTAAACATTGGCGGCGTCATGCAGATGCTCGGTGGACGGCAGGCAGGCGCACCGTCGGGAAGCGGGCAGAAGCAATCAGGCAATTCTTCCGGTAATGGACAACCCCGCCAGCAACATCGGTCTGCGCCTGCGCATTCAAATGAACCTCCGATGGATTTCGATGACGATATTCCGTTTGCTCCGGTAACTCTGCCCTACCCTCGCCACGCTATTCACGCAATTTAAGGATGAACATGAACCACTTAATGATTGACCTCGAAACGATGGGTAACGGGCCGTACGCGCCGATCATTTCCATTGGTGCTGTATTCTTCGACCCAAACACAGGCGCAACTGGCGATGACTTCCAGGTGAACGTATCGCTTGAGTCATCCATGCGTTTCAGGGCCCGGCCT